AAGAAGGGTGAAAAGAAACTTGCACCAGTAGGTAAAGAAAAAACACCTGACGTAGTTAAAGGTCCAACAAGTAAGGGAGTAAAGTCAGATGATCTTTATATTCTTCACAAAAGAAGAGCAATTGCCGCTTCTAAGAATGATAAAAAAGACACACAACATTATGACAATTTGATTGCTACAGGTGAAAAACAATTGGGTTATAAGCCAGGCGCAAGCAAAAAGAAATAATATGAATATCAGTCTTAAAAAACTTATATTTGAAGCAGAAGGTGATGTACCACCACAAAAGGGTGCAAAACCACCTACACAGGCTCCAGCAGCTGCTCCAAAAGCTGCTCCGACACCAAAATCACCACCAACACCAGCTCCAGCAGCAGAAAAACAACCATCTGCTCCATCTGGTGGTGAAGGTGATGCAAATACATTTAATGTTAAGTTTGATTTAGATGACTTTGAAACAAAGGTTTCTAACTCAACTGAACAAGCAAAAAATGATTTTCAAAGCAAAATTTTGCAAAAGATTTCAAACAAACAAGTAAGATTGGTTAGAGCCGCAAAAGGTTTTGGTCAACCTGAAAGAGAATATGTTGTTAATGTTGCGGATGTCAAAATTGAATTTTGGTATCAAAAGTACGTTGTTGTAATTACTGGTAGAGAACAAAACAAACAAAAGGAAAGTGATTTCCATTTGACTGCTCCATATGTCATAAAGATTATGGGACAAGCTCAACCATCTAAATCTAAAAAACAAACACAACCAGCTGCTCCAAAACCAGTTCAAACACCACAAAACACTGCAACAAAGGGATTGTAATATGGAAAGAAAATTAATAGTAGATTGTATAACATTTGATATTTCAAAAGACGTAATAAATGAAGCCATGTCAAAAGGTGGTCCATTTATTGTAAAAGGAATTTTGCAAAGAGCTGGCGCAAAAAACCAAAACGGAAGAATTTATCCAAAAGAAATTTTGGAACGTGAATCAAATAAATACAATGAAAACTTCATCAAAGAACGTAGAGCTTTGGGTGAATTAGATCATCCAGATAGTAGCGTTGTCAACTTGAAAAATGTAAGTCACAACGTAACAAAAGTAATGTGGGATGGTGATGATTTGATTGGTGAAGTAGAAGTATTACCTACACCAAGTGGTAATATTCTAAAAGAATTATTTGCATCTGGAATTAGATTAGGTATTAGTTCTAGAGGAATGGGTAGTGTAAAGAAGAATGTTTATGAATCTGCTGATGAAGTTCAAGATGATTTTGAATTGATTGCATTTGACTTTGTAAGCAATCCATCTACCAGAGGTGCTTTCTTATATCCAAAGGATCAACAATCTTTACAAGAAGGTGTAGTTAAGAATCCTGAAACAAATAAATGGGACAGTGTTGAGAATATTATTAGAGATATTCTTGGTGAAATTAAGTCATAAACACAAAATATTTTATATTTATAACATATGATTAAACTAAAAACTTTAATTGAAGAAAATGCAGCTGCTATTGGTCAACAATCTGTTAGTGCAGAACCACAAAAGATGACCAAGGAAGACAAAAAAATGTTGGCCCAAATGGTAGCAGAATACAATGAATACGGTAAAGTATTACGTAATGTAAATGAAATTGCTCAAGTATCTGAAAAGCTTTGTAAGATTGCTGGCATGGCAGAAAATTATGCATTACAAGAATGTGGTGATTGGATGCAAGCCAATGTAGCTAAGAGACACTTTGCTGAATTGAAGAAGTTGTCTGAAGGATTTCGTAAATTAGCATCTGAATGTTATGAAAATAACAAACAAATGACTGCTCTATATGAAGATATGGGACACATTTATGAAAAGTATTTTGAAATTAATGATCCTAAATAACTAAACGCTAAACTGTGGTAAAAGAAAACCCCGCCTTCTGGCGGGGTTTTTATTTTTAAGGTGTTTCAACTGAACCAAACGTGTTAATCATATCCATCATTTGATCAAAGTTTTTATACACATGTTTTCTATCATTCATTATTAACCAATATCCTTTATCATTTTTATAAATAACAAAGTTTAATGATGTCATATCACTATTTCTGTCAACTTTTAGTCTGAATCTTGTATCACCATCAGGTTCAAATCCCATACCAATTAACATGTCTACTTCTTTCCAGTCCCAACCATTTGGATGGTCTATGTCATCAATTTTATATTCACCGTTGGTGGTGTCAAAACCTTCTTTTTTAATAAATGATTTTAAATGGGTCATATATTTACTTTCATTGAAGCGTGAATAAAGTTATACAATTTACTTTCAATATCATTCTTTTTACTTATATCAGTTTTATCATTGTCCATCAAAGCCTTTACTGGTTCAGATAATTTTGAATATACGGTAGAAGGTTTATCCAAATCATCTGGATTTTTGATTTCTACATAGAAAATGATATATTTAAAACTTGTTTTGCTACTATCAGCTTGATTTACTAGTTTTTTAATTACAAAATAAAATGTATTTTCACCAATATTTTTTTCAAAGCTTAATTCCATTCCTCTGTCAGTATCTTCTTTATTGATTGGAATATTAGAGGCTTGTTTGATCTTGTCAATTTCAAATTGTTCAAAATTAATACCGTGATTTTTTGACAATTCATCTTTGATTTTTACATTGTCTTTTTGGAATTCTGCATTTTCACTTAACAAAGATTCTTTAAGAGATCTACGCAATACTTCTTTCAATTTATTCTTTATTTGAATCTTTTGTTCATTGGTAACATTTGCATGAAGAGCAGCTAAATATTTTTTAACACTGCCTTTGGTACATCCAACTTTTTTACCAGTGTCTTTTTTGTAAATGCAATTACCTTTTATTTTATATGGCATAATACAATAAATATCTAAAATTTTTGTTACTTTCATTTTTTTATTTATATTTATTTAACAGTATTACGACATTCTTTGTCGCATAAATTAATAAAAAATTATTATTGAAGTTTACCCTCTAATAACTTCAGGAAACCCAAAGGAAATATTATGTCAGATTTATTAAAGGAAGCTATTGCTGACGCTAAGGCTGTACGTGCTACTGCTCTAGCAAATGCAAAAGCCGCATTAGAAGAATCATTCAAGCCAACATTGGAAGCAATGTTAGCTGAAAAACTAAAGAGTGAAATTGGTATGGAAGATGAAGCAGTTCATTCTTCTGATATTGGTTCAGGTAAAAGTGTAGCACCACTTGGTACACAATCTACCAACCAAGATCCAGGCGCAAATCAAATGTTTGAAGAATCAGATGAAGAAGTAACAAGTGAAGAACTTGATGAAATTCTTGCTGAACTTGAAAGAGAAATGGGAGATGAACCAGCTGCTCCAGCACCTGCTCCAGAAGCTCCAGTAGCTGCTGAACCTGATGTTGAAATTCCAGCACCAGCTCCTGCTCCAGAAGCCCCAGTTGCTCCTGCTCCAGAAGCTCCAGTAGCTGCTGAAGAAGTAGAAGAAGTTGATGAAGAAATCAATCTACAAGAACTTCTAGACACCTTGAGTGAAGAAGTTGAAGAAGTAGATGAAGCTAAGAAACATGATTCTGAAGAAAAAGAAGAAGAAGATAAAGAAGAAGTAAAAGAACAAACTGAAGAATCTGTTCAATTGGCTGAAGCTTTGAATACCGTTCAATTCCTACGTGATCAATTGAATGAAATCAATCTTTTGAATGCTAAGTTGTTGTACACCAACAAGTTGTTCAATAAGTTCTCATTGAACCAAGCGCAAAAGATGAAGGTAGTAGAAACTTTCGACTTAACCAGCTCCATCCGTGAAGTTAAGTTGAGTTATAAAATTTTGTCCGAATCACTTAGTTCAGGTGGATCAGCTGTCAAGAAACCAAATACAGCTGCACAAACTATCACCGAAGGTTTGGCAAGTAAACCAGTTGCATCAACAGCTCCTAAGAAGGAATTGATTGTTGAAAACAGCAACGTGATGGCTTCAAGATTCCAAAGACTTGCCGGAATTAAGAAGTAAAAAATTAAAACAAGGCAAGTAAACTAAAACCAAAAAATTAAGATAAAAATATGAGTGATATTAAGAGTCTATTGACAAACAATATGAACCCACAAGCTAAGTTGATGACTGAAACTCGTGGATTGCAAAGCAAATGGGACAAGACAGGTCTTCTTGAAGGTCTAGAAGGCATTGAAAAGGCCAATATGTCTATCCTATTGGAAAACCAAGCCAAGCAATTGCTTGATGAATCTACCTCTACAGGTACTTCTGCTAACAGTGAACAATGGGCTGGCGTAGCTCTTCCATTGGTTCGCCGTGTATTCGCTGAAATTTCCGCTAAGGAATTCGTTTCAGTTCAACCAATGAACCTACCATCTGGTCTAATCTTCTATCTAGACTTCAAGTACGGTACCAACCGTAACGGTCTACCAGGATCTAACCCATTCAGTGGTTCATCCATGTTCGGTGGTACTGGCATCAAGCTAGGTTCTACTGATTCTCCAGAAAACGGTCTATATGGTGTTGGCCGTTATTCTTACACCAGTAACTATTTTACACAAGCAATCAGTAGCGTAACTTCAGGTTCCGCAACTTTGAGTGATCTTGATTTTGATAGTTCATTGACTTCAAGTACTCAAGCATTTGCAGGACAAAGAATTACTTTGCCTATCAGCACCAATACCTATAACATTGATTTGAACGCTGTAAGAAGTTTCACCATCAGTGGTTCTGGTATTAATCCAGCAAACGTAATCAATGAATTAACTAAGGTATATAATACCGGTACATTGGCCAGCCCAAATTACTCAATCCAATTCATTGTAACAGGTTCAACTGCTGCAGGTAACACCAGTGCTAATGCAACACTAACTTACACCAAACAACCAACTGATGAAACCCGTGGTGATTTTGAAGATTCAAATCCATTCAAGGGATCTGCCGGTGGTACTTCTGGTATTAACCAAGGTACTGACATCAACATTCCAGAAGTTAACTTGGAACTTAAGAGTGAACCTATCGTTGCTAAGACCCGTAAGTTGAAGGCCGTCTGGACTCCAGAATTGGCTCAAGACTTGAATGCTTACCATAGCATTGATGCAGAAGCAGAATTGACTGCTCTCTTGAGTGAATACGTATCAATGGAAATTGATCTTGAAATTATGGACATGTTGATTAGTGCTGCTCCAGCATTAACCACTGATGCTTGGTCCGCCGTAATTGGTAAGGAACTAATCAAGGGTGGAAATGATGCTAACGGTCTACCAACCTTTACTGTAAACAATGATTCAACCAATCGTACTGCTTACGTAAAGAGCACTTGGTACCAAACTCTTGGTAACAAGATCCAAAAGGTATCTAACAAGATTCACCAATTGACCCTACGTGGTGGTGCTAACTTCTTGGTTGTAGGACCAGACGTAGCCACTGTATTGGAATCCATCCCAGGATACGTTGTAAACACTGACGGTGATAGTGCTAAGTTCGCAATGGGCGTAAGCCGTGTTGGTTCTTTTGCTTCACGTTTCCAAGTTTACAAGAACCCATACATGCAAGAAAACACAATCTTGATGGGCTTCCGTGGTAACAACTTCCTAGAAACCGGTGCAGTTTATGCTCCATATATTCCATTGGTACAAACCCCATTGGTATATGATCCAGTAAACTTCACTCCACGTAGAGGTGTAATGACCCGTTATGCCAAGAAAGTAGTCCGCCCAGAATTCTACGGCAAGATATATGTTGGTGATTTGAACCAAGTCTAATCTAACATATAAAGTAAATTAAACACAAACTCTCAGTAGAAATACTGAGAGTTTTTTTGTATCTTTTTATTAAAATTCAAGATATTTATGGTAAGGTATGAAAAGTGGAATTTATAAAATAACAAATTTAAAAAACGGCAAATTTTATATTGGATCATCTAAAGACATTGAAAGAAGATGGTGGGAACATACAAATGAATTAGACAAAAACATTCATATAAATAAAAAATTACAAAATGCTTGGAATTTTTATGGGAAAGATAACTTTAAATTTGAAATCATTGAAGAATTAAAAAATGAAAAGTTATTATTAGAAAGAGAACAACATTATTTAGATACATTTCAACCATATAGAAATAATATTGGTTATAACATTGCATTACAATCTTCAGGAGGTGATAATTTTACACACAATCCAAATAAAGAAATTATAAGACAACAATTATCAGAAATGTATTCAGGAGAAAACAATCCTATGTTTGGTAAAAAACATGATGATGATAGTATTTTGATTCAAAAACAAAAAGCGATTGGTAGATTCACATTAAATTGGTTCATACAAAAGTATGGAACAGATTTAGGTAATAAAAAATATGAAGAGAGAAGAAGTAAATTATCATCAAGAAAAATAAATTATTGTTATAACAATAAAAAAACAGGAATTAAACATGGACCAATGGATGATAATAAAAAATTAAATATATCATTAGCAAAATCCCACATTAAAAAAATTAAAAATGAATTATATAGTGATATATTATCAAATCAATATACAATTAAAGAATTGTCTGTTAAATATAATCTAAGCGGTACTACCATAAAGTATCAT